AAAATTTCAAAGAAGAGGTTTTTCTGAATATATGGCTGAATATAAGAAAGACTTGTTAGATGACTATTACGGTGGCAGACAGGTAAACATTCACCCAAAAGAATAACTCCAAGTTTAGGTGCTTTATGTAGGAAAAGCATTTCGTTTTCAAATGACTTAATTGAATATTTTTACGCTAATTATAAGTCACGACGCTCTTTTAAAAATGAAGGAGTTGTTAAGGGTGTTAGCGATGTTATGTTCAAAGGAAGTAAACTTGGTAGGCAGTATACAGCGAAAATTAGGGATGCTTTAGGCGCTAGCGCTGAGAGTGTCGCTTTTAGTCAATCAAAAACAGACCGCGGTACTGCAGATGGCAAAAATAATTTTAGAACAAATAAAACTAAGAGAAGAAGCATTAAGGAGGATACACAATCCACGTGGGTATTGAGTGATGGCTTACCATACTTGCGCACTTCTGAAGCTGCAAAGCTCTCAAATTTAGATGCGAAGAACACGTGGGGGGAAGATTTTAAATACAAATATGTAAAAGGCGGGTTAATCGTTAATGGTGTGCATTCATTTCGAGTTTGTAAACATCCAATTCGTAATGCTACACGACCACAGCGTTTTCAGAAGCCTGCACTTTCTAGCTCTATATTTTATAACAATTGTAAAGAAATTTTTGATTCATATGATATAAATGTCGATAAGTGTGTAATTGTCGCTGGGAGTTGGACAACAAACAAACATACCTTACAACAGCAATTAATACCAGAGAATAATACAGAATTCTGCTCTTTACCTTCAGCAAAAGTTCAAAAGAAACTTCACAATGCAGTTCGTATTGTGTTGCGTAAACTTAAAATTGAAACTCTTGCAAAATGTGAAAAAGGTGATATGCTTTTTTCACACTATAACAAAGAGACATACCCTGGTTTCATTTATGACCAGTATGGTCTTAAAAATAAAAAGAAGGATTGTCTAGAGGAAGCTTTAGAGCTAGCTGAAGTTCGATGGGATCGCATTGCAAAGGGAAATTTTTCTAGGAATGACATCTTTCCCTCTTTATATACTATTGGCGCGCGAAATAAGCGCGACTTTACATATGAAGAGCAGGAGACTGCTGCTAGTAGGGTTGTTCACATGCCTGAATTTCATACAGAGTTGACTAGTGGTCCTTGGACCGACCAAATCACAGAATTGTTTAAAGAAAAACGAAGTGGCCCTGTTTACATCGGGAATTCATTTTTAGATTACGAAAGATTACAGCGTAGTTTCTCTGATGCTAAAACCGTTTTTGAGGGTGACTGGAAAAGGTTTGATGCTTCACTTTACATTAATATAATTATTTCTGCAGTGTCAATTTTACGCTGTTTCTATGATTTAGATGATCGTGAAGTAGATAACCATTTTCGCGCGATTTTTGATTGTGTAGGCATTAAGGACTATTACATTCCAGGCGGTGATGTTATTCGGGCGTTCAACGGTTTGCCTTCAGGTGTCAAATCTACTAATCTAATTGGTACTATTATTAATATGATTGCATTGGCGTTTTGTACTGCGCAAATCAATGCTGCAAAAATGAACTTCGTCGTTGGCGGAGATGACTTTGATATAGCTTGCTTTAAGAAAGATTTACATATTAAGCGATTTATTAATGAATTTACGAAGCGAGCCTCCA